TTATTTATTACTTCTCCTACTTTATCATCATCATATTTATCATCTTTATCATCTGGTTTTTCTGTACCTGATATAGATGAAACTTCCATAATTCCTGGATTATCTAATAATTCTTCAGCATAATCCCCAAATGGGTCATCTGTGTTTTCTTCAGGTTCGGGAAGTGGTGGTGGTGTGGATGTTGAAGGTTGTTGTGTATTTTCAAAATCATTTGTTTCTTCCTCTATTTTTACTTCTATTGGTAATGGTTCTTCAAAATTATCTTCTAATTGTTCTTGGATAGTTTTTACTTTAACTAAATTGGCACCAAACGACTTTTGATTTAATGAAGCAGGGGTAAAATTAGATAATTGTTGATTTGATGTCATGTAAATTGAAGAAATGTCATTTGAAATGTCTTCTATATTATGAACCCAACCTTTATCGTCTAATTTTGGTTGACCATTTCTTATAATAGTAATAGGATCACCTAATTCACCTACATTACTCCAACCATTAGGGGTTCCAACTTTATTACTAATATTAGTTGAACCAAATCTTATAGAACTTCCAAATCTACCTTCTATAATAGTGTCACCTTCATAAGGTAATAATGGTTTTATGTTTAATTTTTCTTGAAAATAATCACCTAAATTAATACCTGTAGAACCATCTTCTACTTTTCTTGCTATAGATTGTTGATAATCATTACTGTTATTAGAAGGTGTTTCAATGTAAGGTAAAGCATTATGGTGGGGGTGGTTCCATATATTGATTAATGGAAAATAATATGATGATATTTTATTGTCTTTATCGTCTGTAGATGTAATTAATACTACTTCGTTTTTTAAGGGGTAATTTTTTACAAACGAAAATAAAGGTTTAGCTGTTGAATCTGTTGATGGATTTGACTGGTTTAATTCTGTGTAAAATATAATACCTATTGAATCATATTTACCATAATCTTCAAATCGATCGTGGGACGGATCTAAAATAATGTCAGTAACCCTAACAGCTTTTAATTTAGTGTCGGGAGATAATATTTGGGTATTATTATCTGTTCTAACTATCGCCATCCTTACTGTCTGCTTCTTTTTCTATTTCTTCAACAATACCTTGAAGTTGATTCATTTCTTCTTCAGTCAACATGTCACCTCCACCACTTGTAGCGTTACCTGTTGATAAGCGTTGAACTATGGATGCCATTTTTAATAAATGGTCATCGTTTTTAACGCTAATTTCCATATATTCTTTAATTAAGGGAACAACGACTGTTGCGTCTCCTAAATTTTGGATGAGGGGTCTTAATTCAGCTATAAGACCTCCTATTTGTTTACCTTTTTTCTTCTGATTGGTGTGGATTTCCTTAAGGAGATCAGAAAAGGTTTTATTGTCAAATATTACTTGATTTAATGAATCCATATTATACTTTTGTTATAAATATAGAATCTTTTAAACTTTCACGTATCCCGTTTTATCGTATTCGTTGTACAGTTCGTGATATTTCTTTTTAAGTACTTTGGTTACTTTAGTTATTACGGGAGTATCTACATTTGTTATTTCTCTAATGTAAATGTAAAGTGCTTTTTTATTAAAGATTTCTAAATTTTCTCTACGTTTAAATAAAATATTAACAGCATCGCATACTTTTCTGTCTTGATCTTTTTTAAATAACCTAAACATATGTTCGTCGATGTATTCTGTAAAATAATCAATGAAGTCTTTCATGTCTTTTTTACGATCAGGACGACCAAGTTCGTGAATTACTTTATCATCTTCGTCTGCTGCTAATACGTCTGTGGTTGCTTTTTTCTTTTTATAGTTGGTATTATTATAAAGGATAAGATAATTTTTACCTACAATACTAAAGTAAGAAAATGCTTTTGAACCTTTGGTAGGATCAAAATAATGAAGTTTTTCTAAAAGAAAACAAACAACTTCGTGTTTTAAGTCTTCTAAATCGTCTACCTCTGTATAGTAGAATTTGAATGTGTGGATGAGGTTTTCAGCTAGCTTGTAAAACGAATAATTTATACGTTCGTTGAATATCTTATTTCGTGTTGCTTCATGATCGGAAGCTAAATATTCACCAATAGCTAATTCAGTGTCGTGTGTAAAGTACATTCTGGTACTTTTTCTACCTCTTTTTTTCTTTTTCGGAGCAGGAGAACCGACATTTGCCGGTTCTTGTTTTTCTGGTTTACTCATATTTTATTTAAGGCGAAACTCATTTAGAGCTTCTTGTATTTTTTTTACTTCATTAAAAAACCATCCAATTTCATCATCTGCGTAAAATATACCTTTTTGGTCAATATTATTTAATCGGGTATTACATGCAGCAATTGCATCGCTTTGTTTATTTATAAAATCCTCCATCGCTTCATTTTTCTTAATAAGATTTCTTATAGCGAAAACGGAAATTGAAATTGATAAAGTTAATAAAATTACTAATATTATTTCCATTTTAATCTTCGTCGTTAAAAAACGAATCAATAACTCCTAATGTAGCTTTTGATAGGTTTGGATTATTTGCTTCATTTATAGATTTAGCTTTACGTTGAATTTTATCTGCTTTGGAAGCATTTTTAGGTTTAGATGAAGGGACAGCATCTGTATTGTTATTCCATTCTTCAAATTCAATTTGAGCTGCCATATGATCTGCTTGATGTAATAAAACAGGTAAATGAGTACGTAAACGAGTTTCTTTTTGACCAGACATAAAATAAAATTTATTTGACTCGTCATATAACCCATCATGAATTTTAATTGTAATAAATTCGTTTTGGGTTACTTTACAACCAATTTCCTGTAGTATAAATAAAGATCGTTCAGGCACTTTCATAGCTGGTATGTTAGTATTGAATTTATAAATTTGACCTAATTTATCTACGTGCCATTGAGAATCGTTGGGTTGATAATATTCTCCTTCTTGTTGGCCCATTTTACCCAAATCATGGAATAATGCAGCAAATCGCATTTCTTCCAATGTGTATGTAGATGTATCGCCACCCATTGCTGTCCACGTTTCATATAACGAATTAGCACAATCTAAAACACGTAAAACGTGATCACAATAACCACCAGCGAATGCTGAATGGTGCCAGTTTTTAGATGATGCAGGCATCATCATAAAACGTTCTTCGTATTTTTTAAGGAAAGGTAATAATATGGAAGATCGTTCTTTACTTATATTATTTTCAATTTCAGTAAGGTAACGATTCCAATTTGATTGGATTTTTTCTGCTGATAACATAACCTATTTTTTATTTTAATATGTACCTGTTTGTGAGGTACCTCTTGCTCCTAAATTTCCAACAGAAGAAATAGTAATCATACTTTGTAAGTCACTGAATCGTTCTTTTAATTCACCTTCCTCCATATATTTAAGAGCATCTGCGTTTTGACCTCTTTTAATTAAGGTTCTCAAAGTAGCTAACGATTGATCTAATCTATCTAAAGCATTTTGCGTTTGTTGAGCGTATTTCATTTTATATATTTTTAATTAGAAGTAATATAATACCCTATTCCTGGACATCCAAGTCTCTTTTATATGGTTTTTTCTTCTTTTTTCTACGAATTTTTTCTTTACGCGGTTGAGAATCCCAATCGGACAATTGATTAAAATTGTTCTTTTTACTTTTCATCTTTATGTTATTTGTGGATGTGTATTCGGTTCGCCATCTTCACCTATAAACCCCTACAGGGGTAGGATATGAAACATTTATATATAAACCAAGTTTTTTTCGAATTATCTTCTAACAACCATATTAGGTGCAATATCGTACCATTTATATCCTGTAACTCCTCTAACTGAAGTGTCGAATTTTTGTGTATCAATAGCATCATCTAATTCGGCCATATCGACTATTACGTAATCTCCATTACTACTATTTAAGAATAAAAATGCATTTACATCTGTTTTTATAGCATAAGAACGAGAATTTACTTTGATTAAATTCTTTTTTACTCTATCAGGATCTGTAAAATCTGAGGGGTCGTTAAAATACATTGATGCTACCCCTTTATCATAAAATGCTCTATTTAAAGCTGATTGGATTATTTTTTTAACATCACTAATTGATTTTCCATTTTCAGTAGCGGTTTCGTAAAGTTTTTTAATTGAAAATACCATAGAATATTTTATGGTAGATAAATAATTTACATATTCATCTAATACTTCACCATCTAATAATTGTTTAGCAGCATTTTCAATAGTTTCTTTATTATCATTACCTCTACCAGCTTGTTGACCTAATCTACCACCAGTACCTTTTACTTCTAAATTTTTACCATTCCAATTTAGATCTCCTTTAGATACATTATTATCTACATCAGAAAACATCAACCCTAAAAATACTTCTGCTTTACCAACAGAAGAACCCCCAGCATCCGCTCCTGGTTCAATATTAATTAAATCTTCTACTAAATTAGGGGATAAACCCAATTGTGATACAAAATTACCACTTAAATCTAAACTTGATAATGTTCGTGGTTTTTTAATATACTGAATAAATTCATTAATATTAGAATCAGATATCTTATTAAAGATAGTTTCAATAGCAATATCTCCAGTTTTAAATTTATCAGAAGTAAAACCTTTACTATTAACAAAACTTAAAATACTATCTTTATAAGCAAAACCACTTATATTTTTAAATAATTTTTGAACTTGAGAATCGTTTAATTTAGCGTTCTGTATAAGTTTAATTAAGTCATTCTTTGAAGGGGTTATATCTTGGTTTTCCTCTTCATTTATAGGTAAAGAAATGGTCTCTTCTTGCTCTCTTAACTTTAAAATAATAGAATTAGAAGGTAAATTTAATTTACCTAAAATTTCTTTTAAAATAAGGATGTCAGAAGGATCATCCACACTTGGATAACCCTTCTTTGTCCTATAAGACCATTCATTTAATAACTCGTCAATAGACATTATCTATTACTTAATGATATTAGCTAATTTTTTAAAGCGTTCTTGTAATGCTTTTGAGCCGGCATCATATCCTGTAGATCCTTTACCACCTACTGCACCATACCCAACATTAGCTCCTGCTGAACTTTTCCCAAATGGCTTATGACCTGTTTTCTGAACTGAAGCTTCAGTAGAGGCATTTTCCTCTAATTCTGGCTCTTCATCAGCAACATCTTCTCCTGGCTCATCAATTTCACCATCCATATCATTATCTTCGCCATCAGCTTCAAAGTAACTTTCAGCATATTATAAATTTGCTCAAGTGCCTCTTCTGGACCTGCTTCGCCTTCCATTCCGGTAGCGTCATCTAGATCTACATCAGCATCACCTACGGTAACATCTACTTGATCCTCTTCTTCTCTCATGTATGATTCGAATTCTTCCGCAATCATTTTTTTCAACTCATCTAATTTCATTTTTTTGTCTTTTTAGAATTATTAGTTTTGGTTTTATTATTAGGTTTTCTACCTCGTTTTTTCTTACCTTTTACGGCGTTGACTACGTCTTTAGATTGGCTAGCTACTTCTTTAACAGCTTTCTTTACGTCTTTAATTTCCTTTTTAACTTCCTCTACACGATCTTTAGCTTCACCATATAATTCGATAGCTTTTTCGTCTACAGTAGTTAAACTTCTTAACCAATTCCAAAAACTTTTTAAAATCTTATTCATAATTAATCTCTATTTAATCCAGATGTTAAACCTTCCATGTATGCTTTACGTGCAATGTCATAATACATTTTAACACCTTGAGCACCTTCGTGAAGTGAAATGCCTGATTCTTTAATAATTTCAAGTAAACGACGATTTACATCACGATCCATAGCTGTCATAGCTACTTCTCTTGTGTCGTCTGTTTCTTTAACTAAAGCGGCATCTAAGTCTTTTTCTAATTTAGCAACATCACCATTAATAGTTTTTATACGTTTTGGTGTATCTCCTACTTTTTTAAGATATTGATCTTTATCTAATTCTTTAGAATTAAATTTAACCATTAAAGGAGCGATTTTAGCTTTAAGAGATTTTTTTTCATCTTTAAGTTTCGCAATTTCTTTTTCAATTCCTTTAACACCTGTAGCTGCTTTTTTAGCGCCTTTAGTTGCTTTTTTAGCCGTTACATCATCTTCATCTTCTTCTTCTTTAACGACCTCAGTTTTACCTGTAGCTTTTTTAATGGCATTATCTTTAGCTTTTAAATAATCGTCTGAATCGATATCTCCATCACCGTCTAAATCTTTACCTTTAGCTTCGGATAAAATAGAGCGAACTTCTGCTTTAATAGCTTCTTTAAGAGCTACCATTTTATCATTTTTATATTCTTGGTCTACTGGCTTCATTTTGTTTTCGTATTTTTCGTCCATATATTTTTTAAAGGAAGGTTTTTTACCATCAAAATTTCTATATTCGGATTCAAATTGAATTTTACAAGAATAATAAGCAGGGTAAGTACCTAAATTTTTAAGTACCTTATCTGTAGATACTTGTCTTTGATCAGGTGTAGATTCACTTAAACGTGAAATACCCATTGTAGATAATTCGTAATCCATACCTTTCTTAAATTCGTAAGGATTAACACGATCTAATCTGTTGTCGTTTCCGTATGGAACACCTACACTGCCTTTTTTGGCCTTAGGTGAGTATCCGTAATATTTGTCGTTTGCCATTGTTGTTAAATATTGTTCTGTAATAAATATAAAAGGAGATTAGAAGCTCACGTATATCACTTCTTAATTATCTTATACTGAATTGTTGAATTATTGTAGGTTATATTAAATATGTAAATACCATTAGAAAAACGCGATAAATCGATTCGATTTTCATTTTCGATGATCGCTATGGTTTCACCTAATATGTTAGTAATATCGATTTTAATGTCGTTTTTAGCCAATATATTTACTATACCTGTTGTTGGATTAGGGTAAAATGCGATTTCTGATTCACTTAAATCATCTAAACCAACAGAATATTCTTCATCACAATAATTATACTGAATCTGACAGTAATTATCCCATTCATTAGTACAACAGTATGAATCAACTGTAATTACCCAAGCGTAACATTCATCATTTAACCAGTATGGGTTTCCAGGTTCACCAAAACATCCCGCATCGTATAAACATGATCCGTCATCAACATTAGCTGAAAAATCAAAATTGTAAGCTCCGAAATCGGTACATCCTTTAAATATACCAATACACGAACCATCATTTGTGTTAGCTAAACTATCATAATTAAAAGATAATTCATTTATACATCCGAATACTCTTTCAATACAACTATAATCTTCTATATTCGCATCAGGGTCAAAATTAAATGCTGAAGGGTCAGTACAACCACTTTTTTTATCCTCACAAGTATTATCGTCTGTATTTGCTAATGGGTTAAAATTAAATGCCTCTTTATTCATACATCCATACACAAATGGCTCACAATTACCTGCATCTATATTTGCTAATGGGTTGTAATTAAATGCGGTTTCATTCATACAACCAATTACTTCAGCTTCACAAGTACCGTCATTTGTATTTGCTTCTGAATCAAAGTTAAATGCTTCTTTATCTGTACACCCATATATAAATGGTACACAGTTTCCAGCATCTGTATTAGCTGATGGTTTAAAGTTAAGCATTGTAGAATCAGTACACCCAATTATTACTGGCTCACAAGAACCATCTTCAACATTAGCTAATTCATTGTAGTTGAAAGCTTTTTTATTCATACAACCAAATATAGGATAAACACATACATCGTTATCTACATTGGCTCCCGGATCAAAATTTAAAGCTTCTGAATCGGTACAACCAAAATAAATACATGATTCATTATCAACATTAGCTTCTTCATTATAATTCCATGCAACTGGATCCATACACCCATAAACATATCCTTGACATGATTCATCATCTACGTTTGCATTTTCATTATAATTAAAGGCTAAATCGTTTGTACATCCAAATATCTTTTCGATACACAAACCATCATCTGTGTTAGCTTCTACATTATAATTAAATGCATCCTCGTCCATACAACCTTCCACAGTGTCAATACAATAATCACCACAATAAGGCATTGCGCTAT